CCTGCATATCAAATCTCTATACTTGTCGCTCCGTTGTTTCTGACAGTTACAGAACCCAGTTCTGATTGCAGTTCAAACCCCTTTGGATCTCTAGGCGTATGAAGCTGTACCCATTTGTTTCCAGTATAAACCTGTAAAACCCCAATAGATGTATTCCATACTACATCACCTTGATTGAATTTTAAAGAACCAAGCTCTGTATCGTTGAATTGTGGAGTAGAATCAGGGTCGAATGTTCCTAAGTTTAACTCTAAGATACGAACAAGTCTGTTGAAGTTTTCTCTACTAGCAGATGGTTGTAACTCTGTTGGCAGTCTGGTTTCTAATAATTTGCTCATCTTCTACCATCTGTTTTTACATCCATTCTTGTTTCACCCAATCGCCAACCTATAGAAAGATTACCATCGTCAGTTGCGTCATCGTTAGATTCAAATCTCACTACCGCTTGTCTGCCTCTGGCTCTTAGGTTTATTTTTTGCGTTGAAGACGATACTGCGGAAGTCGATTCAGTTGTAAGCGAATCACCTGGATAGTTTCTTACCTTCGTCACTACATTTACTGATCCAGAATTGGCATCTTCAATAAATTTTATATCAGGTATTATAGAAGAGATTTGAGTAAACCTATCGCCGTCAGCAATATCAAAGTCGCCAGACTCTACAAATACATTAGTCATAGCACTTCCGTCGTCATCAAAACCAATCTCTTGTTGGTATAAATAACCGCCGTTTGTTGCTTGCGGAAAAGATTCAACACCAGAATCTAGCCAAACTGTTCTTACTAATTGTCCGTAATACCATACTCCTTGCTGCGTGTTATAGATTACGTATCTATCTATTTCTTCACTTGACGAAGACGGATAAAACCATCCCACTTCATTATGTTCTTTATTTGTAAATGCTTGGATTTTGTAAGCTTGTCCTGTATTGATATCTCCAAATACATAATTATGCACGCTACAAGGGAGTTCTTGGACTGTACCGTTATATAGATAGAAATTACCATATCCCATAAAGAATACGCCACCTGAAGAGGTTATCGCTGCTTTTGGTCCAATTAAACCTGATGCTTCATTGATGAGGTTTAAAGAGAAAGTCAAAGGTGCGCCTACAAACTGCATAGAATATACAGAGGTATCTGTAAATATTACAACCTCTTGTCTTGCTTTTACTCCGCCCACTATACTTGAGCCAGAAGACAATCTTACAGATCCAGCGGTATTAGTTATAACAGGTTCAAAATCCAATTCGTTTTCTTGATCAGAAAAAGCAACCAGCATCGGATCCAATACTCCAGACCTGGCGCTTCCTTCTATAGGATCTGCTCCTAAAACAATAAGATGTCTATCAACCTCTGAAGTTATAACTTGTAACCCTACCGTAGGAACAAGGTTGGCTCCTGTAATATCGGACAATTGAACAGCTCTTGTACCTGTCCCAGTGTTTTCAAGCCAACGATAAATACCACCGCCTCGGGGGTTTATAATTAAGTTTTCACCAAAATTATCATGCGTCCAGAGTCTCAATTGATTGTTGCCACCTAATGA